CCTCCACCTGTCCATTGCACCAGGAACAAGCGGGGATGAGGTTGAGTGGGTTGGTTAGGCTTCCTCCACTTGAGCGCTTACGTCGTTCGTGGAGACCAGAAATAACTCCACCACACTGCCCCCCCAGGCCCACTTGGTCCAAGAGGGGGCCGATCTGACATCGCACCCCCGCCAGCGCCAGCGCCCCCACGGTGGGAGCACGGGTCTCTTGCATGAACTCAGTTCGTTTCTCCGAACGCTGCTTCAGTGGGGTGCGTTTCAGTTGAGAATCGCCGCGACGCATGGAGGAGTGACGCTCCACTAGTACCACTCGCCGTTACGTTCGCCGTAGCTCATTTGAGTCAAAGCCACCACCTCCCACCTTCCCCCTTGATTCATTGCCCACGTCTGCCCACATCCCTCACACCAGCATTTCTCGTCGGTGTATCGCATTTGATATACGTGGTCATGTCGCTTTGGCGTAACTCTAGAGTATCGCATCAGATACGACAAAGGCGGGCACCACAAGGGTGCCCGCCTTTGTCATCCCTTTATCAGAAGGGCTCTTCGTTGGGGTTGACCTGACGAGAGGGGCGAGAATTGGCGGGGGCCTTGGAGCCGCTGGCCTCACCATCGCGAGGGTTGCGAGTCACTTCAGCGCTGGCCCAGCGGAGGCTGGGAGCGATCTCGTCCGCAACAATCTTGACCTTGGTGCGCGTCTCTCCGTCCTTCTCCCACGAGTCTTGCTGGAGGCGGCCCGTCACCACTACCCGCATGCCCTTCTGAAGAGAGTCCCCCACGTTTTCCGCCAGGGTGTCCCATGCGGAAACGTCAAAGAAGCTCGTGACCTCTTCATCGCTGTTGGCCTTGCGATAGGACTGGGCGAGACCCAGGTTGGCCACGGCCTTGCCGCTCTTGGTGAAGGTGACTTCGGGGTCTCGGGTGAGATTGCCCACTACCGTTACTGTGTTATCTGCCATTTTGTTAACCTCCTAGTGGTTATGTCTAGCGGGATGGCTCCCTAGCGGGGTTGCAGGTGAATGCGAACCCCAGGACGCCCTGCGGCATCCTTGTTGACAAGAACTTCCGATACCCAACCGTCCCAACCTTGGCCCGCATCCATCATGGGGGCCAATCGAGATGCCAGGGCGGCCGGGATATGGCCCAACATCATGTCAGCGTCGTCCATCTCAGTATGGACCTCGATGGCGTTGCTGTCCGCTTCGTTCTGGGGGTTGCGAACAAGATGGACGGGGAACTGATGCCCCCTCTCGTCCATGTCCATGTCGATCCTGTAAAGATTGGTGGGATAGCCGGGGGCCCATGTAACGCCCGCAACAGCCGTCTTGAATGGCTTGGTGAAGCTCACTTATGCCTCTTCCCCGTGGAGCCACAACTCGATGGCATCGAGGTCCGCTTGAGACCAATCGGCAGCCTTGGCCGGAATGGTCATCTCGGCCAAGAAGCCACGGAAGGCCTCCATGTCCTCTTGGACTAGGTTGTTGAGTTCCCCCCGCACGGCGGTCAAGCGGACTGCATCAACCGGCTCGCCCACCTCAATCACTTCGGCAAACTCGGCCGGTTCCCGCATGATGGGGGGCGCCTCAATGGCCACTGGGGGGTGGTCGTCCCCTTCGGGGGTGGCGGCAGCCTCCAGGGCCTTCATGACCCCCTGGGGGGGTGCTAGTGCCAAGGGGGTCCCCCGTAGGGCGGATGCTAGCTCGGCCTGGCCCTGACGCCACCGAACGAGAGCCTTGAGGTCCACCAGGTTGTCGGGGTAGCCTGCCTTTTTCAGGGCCCGACCTAGCGTCTTGGAGCACAAGACGTTCCATTCGTCGGAGGTTCCCTTGGCGGGGACGGTCTTGTAGGCGTGCACGGGGGCCTTCTTGCTTCCCGTCGGGAAGTGGATGGTGCAGACGCAGAAATTGCCGCTTCCTCCAAACTGCTGGGGGATCCCAGTTTCAGTGCCCACTTGGAGCTTGAATTCATGAGTGGCTCCGGGGTCGTCCTCCAGCAGGAGGCTCCAACGCAGAGCGGGGCTAGCGTAATTCTCTAGGGGGGGTGGCATCTCTTAACCTCGGGTGCTATGTCTGCTCATTAGTTTAGCAGACGCGTGGGCGAATATCTGCATGGCAAGCACATTTGGGCTAGTCTTAAAGGGAACCCCGGAGGGAACATGCCTCGTTCTAGTCCACAAAAACGCTCAAATATGACAGTTGGGCGTTCCGGACGGCTCGCCATCCGTCACCCTAAGGCCTCTTTGGTCCTTTCCCCCGCGAATCTTCAGAAAATTGGAGAAATTCAGTCGGGCTTCATGGTGGCGTCCGAGGCATGGCAGCGTGAAGCGTATGGGTTCTACAACGTCATCGGAGAGGTGGCGTACGTGATTTCCAAGACGGCCGACACGGTAGCCATGTGCGACATCGTGCCCATAGTGGACGATGAATCCATTGCGCCTGGCGGCTGGAGAGAAACGCCAGACGACAGGGTACTGCGGGTCTGGAAGGCCTTCACGGGGGCACGAGGGGACAAGAAGGAACTATACCGGAAGGCTGCCATGCACTATCAGATTGGCGGGGAGTCCTTTCTGGTGGGGTCCAACATCAAGGATCGTCACGGCCTAGAGGGCGGGGTATTGTGGCAGTTCCTGTCCCCCTTGGAGATAACGGTCGAGGGGGGCGGGCGTTCAGTCAAGCGCACCTACAACTATGCGGGGATGCAGCCGGTCGAGCTGAAGGACACCTACGTGGCTCGCCTGTGGAGAAGCGCTCCGGACTTTGAGCAGCAGCCCGACAGCGCCCTGAAGCATTCGCTCCCCATCATGAACGAGCTTGTTCTGTTGAGTCAAGTCGTGGACGCGATCGCCAAAACTAGGCTGCCCGCTGGCATCTTGTTCGTGCCAGACGAGATGAGCTTTGGCTCTTACGACGAGACCGAGGATGATTCAGACGAAACCGACGACATTGATCCCCTGACGCAAGAGTTGACGGAGCAGTTGACGGCAGTCGTGGAGAACCGAGCCTCGGCGGCATCCCTGGTGCCCCTCATCATGCGGGGACCAGCGGAGTTTGCTGACAAGATCAAACTCATTGACGTTGCTAGAGATTTGGACAAGGCCTTCATCGACCTCCGCATCCATCTACTGTCCCGCCTGGCCACAAGCCTTGACATTCCGCCCGAGATGATGACGGGCGTGGGCGGATTGAACCACTGGAGTTCCTTCAATATCGACTCCAACTTCGTGAACCGTCACGTGAAGCCCATCGGGGAGAGCTTGGCGGAGTTTCTTACGACTGCTTACCTTCGACCCATGCTGATTCAGTTTGAGGGCATGACGGACGAGGAGGCCGCTACCTTCTCTCTGCACTTTGACCCCGCCAAGGTAGTGGCAAGGGCCGATACGGGGCCCAACGCTCGGCTTGCCTTCGATCGCGGCGAGATCAAGGCTGTGGCCTTCTTGAGAGAGAACGGGCTAGATGAGGCGGACGCCCCAGACAGGGAAGAACGCAAGATCCATGACCTTCGTGCCCTTATGCAAGCCGAACCCATCATCTATGGCGCTCAGGTTATGGGGATGTTGTATCCGGAACTGAAGGACAAGCTTGAGGTTCCTGGCGTTACGGATGTGCCTGGCGCTCGTCCCGGCGATGGCGATCCAGGAAACCCCACAGGCATGCCGGAACGCAAGAACCACACGGGGCCCAATAGCGACCCCGTAGTGGACAATGAGAGCGGTCAGGGGCTCCCCAAGCCGAGGGGCCCCGCCCATTCCAGGACCGATGAGGCCTCTTTGGTGGAGAAATTGGCAAGAGTGGCGGATTCGGGCCTAATGGATGCTGTCAGGATTGCCTCTGCGGAGCAGTCCCAGGAGGACGCCATTATGGCCATCAACCTCCAAATGAGTGCAATTCAGCAAGACCTGGCTGAAGAAGCGGCCCGACATCTGGAATCTCAAGAAGGGCTTCTGCCGGATCAGTCCATTCCCGTATCGGTTGCCATGGCGGACGATCTCTGTGGACTGCTTGTCCGTGACATCCAATTGGGGCGCAAGGGAGTGGTATCTCTGGAGAACCTGGAGTTCATGGGGACGGTTGAGCGTCATTTGGCGGCCCTTTAGCAGACTGCAAAGAATCCCCCAACCGAGGTTGGGGGGAGGATGTTTGGATCGTGGAACCACAAGGACCGAAGACCGACAGATTGGCCGTAGCGCTCGATCAGCCCGACCATTCCAAAGGGGTAATGCTGTGCGTGCGCCCCGAGAATCCTGGTCGATTCGCACTTGAGGGGGGCACCCCCGAGAGCGAGGTGCACATCACTCTCCTGTACTTCGGCAAAACGGATGAGTTTGATGAGGCGGCGGCCCAGCAGGTGACGGAGGCGTTGCCGGGGATATTGGAGGGGCTGGGATCCATCAAGGGGGAGGTGACGGCTGTTGCGGAGTTCACCTTGGCGGGCGAGGACGATACCCCGCTAGTGCTTTTGGTGGATGCGCCGGGCCTTGGGGCCTTACGGGACCGATGCATGCGAGGCCTGTCGGGGGCGCTTGGGGAAGACACCCAGCCCAAGTCCAATCACGACTTCATGCCCCACATGACGTACTCGTACGGCTTCACTCCAGAGGATCGGCAAAGGGCCGAAGCCTAGTGGGCGAAAGTGTGGAGTTCAATTTTGTTGAGTTTCTGTGGGGAACAAAACCCTACAGGGTTTCTCTTACTGCGGAATCCATTCCCACTAGTCAAAATGGTCTAGAATTGGATCAAGAGATTCCAGATTCCCAACAGGACGCGTCCCAAATGAACTATGAAATTCAAGAGGATCATCCAGAATGCCAGTCCATGACGGACGGCAAGATGCCTGTGGCGATTGTGGATGCGGAATCCGGCGAGGTTGAGTGTTGCCATGTCTCCCTGGAGGACGCACAAGCCCACGTGGACGCCCTGAAGGACGTCCAGAAGGAACACCTGCCAGACGAGGTCCAAGCCCCCCCAGTGGCGCCTGAGGCGCCCCCAGAGGCCTCTCGTCATAACCGTTTGGCCAACCTGCGCCAATTCCTGGTCAATGAAAGCGGAGTGGCATTCGCCCCCCTCCCTACGCACAAGACCCCCACAACCGACACTAAGGACTGGGATGGGGATGTCGTCAAGGTGAGGACTGAGTCCGAACGTGATCTTGGGTACTACGGCAAGATTTACGCATGGAGGGATTCCACCAAAGACATAGGCCACAAAACCGCATATCGCTTTCCTCATCACATCGTGAATGTGGCCGGTATCCCTGGGGCGGCAGTCGATTGGGCCACTCACGCATCCTTGATGTTCATTGATGATTCTGGCATCCCAGAGAGCGACTATGAGGGAGTCTACCGACACCTTGCGGCACACCTTCGCGACGCCGGATGGGAGGACATCCCCGACCTGGGTTCCGACAACGCTTCGGCAGAAGCAGTCCGGTTGGCCATTTCTCAAATCCAGGTTCCCCAGATGACCATGCAGGCCCCATCGGGCTTGCATGCCTTGGAGGATTCTGCATTGGTGGCAGAGGTGGTGCGTCGCTTCATCGAAGCAGGCGAGACCATGACGGAGATGGCAGAAGAGGAAATCGAGAAGATCCTTGGCGTTCCCGAGGAGATCCCAGACGCAGAGCCGGTAGATAGCCGTTCGTTCCATTGGGAAGGCATCATTATCCCCGAGGGCGTGCTCTCGGGCGACGGTCGCATGATCGAGCAGGGTGCGCTCACGTGGCGCGACCTTCCCTTGCCCCTCATGCTTCAGACCCGTACGGCGGAAGGGCACGATGGGGCAGAAATCTGCGGCTCCATCGTGGAGCTTGAGCGTACGGGCAACGCCATCGTGGGACGTGGCTACTTCGATGGCGGGCTCGTTGGCCAAGAGGCCCGTCGCCTTTATGCCGAGAAGACCATGAGGGGAGTCTCGGCCGACCTCGATGCTATTGAGGTGGAGATCCGAGACCGGTCTGGCGATGCAGTTACGCCCGACCAGGCTAGGCCAAATGCTGGGCTTGTCCAGGCCTTCGTCAAGGCAAGGATCATGGGGGCCTCGCTCGTGCCCTTCCCCGCGTTCATGGAAGCCACTATTTCCGTTCTTGATTTTGAAGATAGTTACGCTCTTGTGGCGTCGGGCGCCCAACTTGAGGGAGAGTTCGTTCGGGTCTGGACCCCGGACGCACAGTTCGTCGTTCTCGGGGATTCGGAGCCACTCGACAGGGACGCCCTTGTGGCCTCGGGGGCCCCCGCCATTCTTGAGATCCCAGTGGCCCCTCCGGCTGAGTGGTTTGCCCGTCAGGACATGGAGGAGGCCGTTCCCTTCCGTGTCTATCCGGACGGCCGGTGCTTTGGCCTGGTGGCCAAGTTCGGTTCTTGCCATATGAGTTTTGCCGATCAGTGCATCGACGTACCCCGCTCCTTCTGTGACTATAGGTGGTTCCAGAACAAGAGCACCTTGACTGCCGAGGGGGGCCTCGTAGCAACAGGGCCGGTGTTCATGAATACCGTTCACCCCGCCCTGCGGGCTCGTGCCCACGATGCCTTCGCCCACTATGCCGAAACCGGCTGTGCGGTAGCGGACGTGACCCTTTGGGAGAACCAGTGGGGGATTGTGGCGGCGGGGGCACTTCGCCCTGACGTCACGCCCGAGCAGGCTCGGCGCATTCGAGGCAGCGACATCAGTCCCGACTGGCGTCGCATCGACGGCCGGATGGAACTCGTGGCACTTTTGGGCGTCAACATGAGTGGGTTCATCGTGGATGGTCTCGTGGCCTCTGGGGCCGAATACGACCCATCTCCTCGTGCACATGTGAACTTGGTCACAGGGGAGTTGGAATCTCTCGTGGCGGCGGGTATGCTTACCCGTGAGTGCGGTACCTGCGGGGACAGCGAACTCAATCCAGATGTTCTGTTGGAAATCGCAAGGACCCTAGCGGACCACAGCCGCCTCATCCAGCAATTGAATACCTCCACACGCAATCTCAGGGCCGAATATGTGGCCAGCCGGATTGCTCGAATGTCCAGCGGGGGGTAACGGCTCCTGCGGAAAGCAGGTACTGTGCCTAGGCTATCGGATTCCCTTGAGGCGAATCGAGACAAGCTCACCGGACGAGTTTCCCCCGTGGGGACTCTTCAGCGACTTTTGATGACCCTGCCGCAAGATGATGCCCAGAAGCTCAAGGAGCTTTTGATGGACAAGTCGCTTGCGACGAATCGGGTGGCCACCTTCCTCCATCAATTCGGCAAGCAGGTGGAGGCGGAGATCCCCAAACTAAAGGGCGACCAGGTTGCCCAGCAGTCCAATTTAGCGGCCCTTTGTGGTAGGGTAAGTTACCAAATGGTTCAGTCTTACCGGACCAAGCACCACAGTCAGGAGTCCTGATGCCCAAACTTGCTGATGAGGCCAAGATGCTGGAGGCGGAGGATCCCTCCGCCGAGAAGCTGGCTATCATGCGGAGGGAACGCGACAGCCTCAAGGGCCAGTTGGACCGGGCCTTTGTGGAGATGTCGGACCTGCGCAAGTTGCTGGACTTCCATGATCTGGTGGGGTCGGCCAGCATGAAGCCACCCAAATGGCTGCAACCCAAGAGGGCCAAGAAGGGAGAGCACCACGCTATCGCATGTGGGATTCTTTCCGACTGCCATTTCGATGAGGTTGTGCGGGCAGAAGAGATTGGGTTCCAGAACTGCTTCGATCGACGTATCGGGACGCTGCGCTTGGAGAAGTGGGCCCAAGGCTTCGTCAAGCAAGGCAGGGACTATTTGTCTGGGGTAGCCTACGACGGGGCTGTTGTTTGTCTAGGAGGGGACATCTTCTCCGGAAACCTTCACGACCTGTCGGAGACCAACGAGGACACACAGTTTGGATCACTGTTGTACTGGTGTGAGCAAATCTGTGCGGCCCTGTCGGTTGTGGCGGATTTCTACGGCTCCCTGTACGTCCCCGTAGTGGTGGGCAATCACGGCCGCATGACCTTCAAGCCGCGGACGAAACTGCGGGCCAGGGACAACCTTGACTGGCTACTGGGTCACATGATCGCCAAGCACTTCGCCAATGACGACCGGATCACCGTCTCCGTTGAGGATGATGCAGATGCCTTTTTCGACGTTTACGACACCACCTTCCTCCTGACCCACGGTGACCAAGTCACCGGAGGGTCTGGAGTGGGGGGGATCTGGCCGCCGATCATGAGGATGTTGGGGCGCAAGCAGACCCGGTATTCCTATCGTCCATTTGAAACAATGATCATTGGACATTGGCACCAACTCATCATGGCCCCAGCCCAAGGTCTGATAGTGAATGGCTCGATCAAGGGGTACGACGAGTTTGCTTCACTTTTCAACCTGCGCCCCGAACGGCCCCAGCAGGCCATGTGGCTCGTTACCCCCGAGAACGGCACAACCTGGTCGGCCCCGGTCTTCTGTGACGATCGAACTGCCGAAGGATGGTAGAGCCAGAGGCCAGGCGGCTCTACTGTATTGTGAGGGAGGACCTACCTCCCGGCCTCCGTGCCGCTCAGGCGGGACACGCCATCGCCGACACTTGCCTGCTTTGGGAGCGAGAGGCGTGGGAGTGGACCACTAGGGGCAATTACCTCATCATCTTGGGAGTGCCAGATCTGGAATCTTTGTCGGCAGCATGGGGAAGGGTTCTCCAAATGGAGGTCCCCGCCAGCATCTTCGAAGAGCCAGATTTAGGTGGAGAGGCTACTGCCATTGCATGCCTGCCCCCTCCCGAGATGAACGCCGCCTTTGCAGATTTGCCCCTAGCCTATGCCAAGCGTAGGCGCTGGTGGCCTCCCCTTCTGGGCTAGAATTAGGACATGGACATCCACACGGACCCCAGGGCGGCCCTCATGGTGAGCCTTTGCGCCTATGAGGCCGTAGCGATCTTGACGGGCCAGGTGCCCACGATCACCTCCCTGTGTTGGCGGGCTCGGAATACCTGGACGGGTCGGGTTGTCATCTGGCTGGGCATGGGGTACCTTGCCTATCACTTGCTTGTAGAGCAGGATGGAATCGCAAACGTCGTAGAGGCACTCGTTAGTGATTGAGTGTTGGAACTGCCTTGAAGGGTTCGATCCCATTGCTTCCCGCTGGAGATGCCCCCACTGTGGGGCCAAATCTAATTGCTGTGAAGGCAACACCAACTAGGAGAACCTTGCACGAGACCACATTGCCCCCGTTTGCAACGGATGCATGGATAGGGGAAGCCCTTAGGCTCGCTTACCTGGTGGCGTCCTTTAGTCTCGATCCCTCCAGCCAATGCGGCGCACTCCTGTACGACCGAGGGGGAGACCTGGTGGCTTACGGCTGCAATGAGCTTGCCCCCGGCATGGAGATCTGTGATGCCAACTTTGAGCGGCCTCGCAAGTACGCCGTGGTAGAGCATGCGGAACGGCTTGCCATCCTGAGGGCAGGGATGCGCCCTGTTCTCCCCTTCATCATGGTCGCCCCCTGGGCCGCCTGTGCCGATTGCGCTAGGGCCACCACAATAGTGGGCGTCTCGTTTCTGATCCGTCACGGCGATTGCATGGACCGCCCCGCAGTCAGATGGCGAGAATCAATCTCCCTGGCGGACGAGATCCTGGAGGCAGGAGCCTGTCGGGTCCACGAGTTCAGAGGCACCTTGGGGGCAACCCCCGTACGCATGGATGGAGAACTATGGAATCCCTAGATGGCAATCAGATTCTCGTGGGCTTGACAGGATACGCCCAATCGGGCAAGGACGCCTTCGCTGGGCGCCTGATCAGCCATCACGGCTTTGTCAAGGTGGCCTTTGCGGATGCGCTTCGTTCCTTCGCCTATGCGATCAATCCCCAGGTGGGAGTTGACACCTATCGAGGCCTCATCGACTCCATCGGATACGAGACGGCCAAGACCAACTACCCGGAGGTGCGCCGACTTCTCCAGGCGATCGGGACGGAAGGGGTTCGGGATCACTTTGGCCAGGACACATGGGTGGAGGTTGCCCGAGCGAAGTGGGGCCAGCATCATCGCGTGGTCGTCACGGACGTTCGCTTCCCCAACGAGGCCGCTGCCGTCATTGAGGAGCGCGGAGTCCTGTATCGCGTTGAACGACCAGGCGTTGGCCCCCTGGGGGGTCACGTCAGCGAATCTCATGTGGCCGCAATCCCAGCGGCCCTTGTGGTGCGGAACGCTGGGACCCTGGAGGACCTTTGGGAGACCGCTGACGTCCTAGTGGGGGGTCTGGTAACGTGAAGATCTCCAAGGGAACGATCAAGCGTTTGCACGTTAACCAAAACGCAATTCGCCGCAATACCCGAGAGGGGCTAGAGGAGCCACCCCTGACGGTCCAACACCACACGGGGCCCAAACGGACCAGTCGGGTAGATCTCCTGGACGAGACTGGAGAGGTTGTGGCCTCCTTGATTTACCGCCCTCGCAACCCTTTGTCCTGCGGGGCACGGGTGTGGTTGGAAACAAAGTTGGAAGTTTCACTTGTGGATCCAGAGCCGACCTGATACGATGGTGAGATGAACCCCCGCCGATCTCGCCACCTCAGTTATTACTCAAGTAGCTGAGTGGCGCGCCCTGGCGTGTCACTGCCAGGTGCGCCGGAGTGGGAGAGCCGGGCGGGGCCGTAACCCCCGTGGCATTGCCTGAGAGCGTTCGATCCGCTCCACCTGGACCATGGAAGGTTGCCAGAGTTGGACTAATGGGCTCGCTTGGAAAGCGATGCGGCCTTCGGGTCACAGGCGTTCGAATCGCCTACCTTCCGCCACGGAGAGTTGCCAGAGCATTTGGTCAATTGGGCCCGCTTCGAAAGCGGTGCGACGAAAGTCACGAGGGTTCGAATCCCTCACTCTCCTCAACAAGGAACGGTGCCGGAGTCAGGTTTAACGGGACGGTCTTGAAAACCGTAGTCCCCACGGGGACCGTGGGTTCGAATCCCACTCGTTCCGCCCCTGGAGGGGTGCCAGAGTCAGGTTATTGGGCTCGCCTGCTAAGCGATGCGGCCTTCGGGCTTCAGGAGTTCGAATCTCCTCCCCTCCGCTCAAACGCCTTGCGAAAGGCGGAACGTTCTAGCCCGAAACGCTCCGCCACCTCTGCCCACGTGGCCCCTTCGTTGCGCATGATCTCGGCCACACGCATGTCCGATTCGGCTATCTTGTTGCGTTTGGCGGCATGACCGGAACGATGGCGTCGTTGAGCGACCGCACTTGTGGTTTCGCTTAGAATGCGGGGGACTGTCGTCGTCGGGACACGCTTGGGGGCACGTTTGGGGACAAGGCGCTGGGTCACCTTGGGGCGCCGCTTGGAACGACGGTCCCGACAGACGTTGCACGCACAGGCGGAGAAGCATCGGTGGGCGCCCGAAAGACAAGAGGGGCAGGTCGCGTTCAGGGGGGCAGGGGGTAGAGTGGGCACACTCAAACCCTACAGGGAGAACCTCAAATGACCACGGCTGTTCGAAACGATAGCTCTGCTAAAGCGGACCGCGACCACGGACGCTCCCTAATTGCACGGGAGAGGGAAGTGGAGAAGAGTTTCCATCTAGTCGATACGGACACTTCCTGGCAGGACCAGGGGGCGTGTCGAGGCACCCTCAAGCTCGCCCCCGAGGCCTTCTATCCGGAACATGGCTCCGGCGCTGGCGCCTATCGGGAGGGCCGCAAAGTTTGTGAGGGGTGCCCCGTTCGTGAGCGCTGCCTGGAGTTCGCCATTGTGAATCACATCGGCACAGGCCTTTGGGGTGGACATTCTCCGGTGCAGCGCCGACAAATCTGGAGGAGGCATGTGCCCACTCCCGCACATCTCAAGGGAAAGTTCTAGAAATGGGTTGTGATTGAGTAGCCCGTGAGATAAGATGGGGGCATGAACGCAGCAGCGCTACTTTTACGAGAACGAGAGATTCAGCGGTCTCGGCGCTCCGTTCATTCTTGGCGCCGAGACCGCTAGCCCCCCAGGGGGCCCCAATCGCGCCCCGTTGGTCTAGTTTGGTCTACGACGCCGGATTCTCAGTCCGGAGATCGCGAGTTCAAATCTCGCACGGGGCACTTTGGACTGTTAGCTTAGTTGGCCAAAGCGCCTGCCTGTCGAGCAGGAGACCGCGGGTTCGAGTCCCGTACAGTCCGCCACCCCCCGTAGGACACACGGCTGGTCACCTGGCTTTCACCCAGGAGGTAGCGGGTTCGAATCCCGCACGGGGGACTTGTCATGGGAGTGAGGCTGAGGTAGCCGGTGTGATTCCAAACCACACGTCGAGGGGGTTCGATTCCCTCCACTCCCGCCAAACAGATGCCCCGGCCGATTGGACGGAGTTGCGACTACGAATCGCGATGCTTGTGGGGGTTCGAATCCCCCCCGGGGCTCCACCTTCTCCTCGTGGTCCAAGGGAAACGACGCTGGCGTCCGAAGCCAGAGAATTGGGTTCGAGTCCCAACGGGGAGGCAACTCAAGGGCGGAGCGCTATACTGGGTGGGCGTTCGTGGCTCAACTGGAAGAGCACCGCTCTCCTAAAGCGGTAGTGTCGCAAGACCATGCGGGTTCGAGTCCCGTCGGGCGTACCAATGCCGTCGTAACCCCTCGGGCCTCTACCCCGTCGAAAGGGTAATTGGAATCATGGGGGTTCGACTCCCCCCGGCGGCTCGAAAGGCGAATCATGATCGGTGACGAAATTGAGGCCATCCCAGACCTTCCCGAGCCCATAAGGGCATGGAGGGCCTGGGGGGCAACCCGCCTCCCGGGCCTCAAGACGGATGACCCATGGGAGAACTTTCTGACGGGCCCCTATCGCCATTCCTATCTGTGGCCCAAGCGCAACGGAGGCACCTTCACGGACCGTGATTTCCTCACCGCCAAATGTCTCTGTGCGACCCCACACGATGATTCCCCGTGCGATCCAAAGGACGTCCCCTTTGGATCTGCCGGTAGCGGGTGCGGCATCTACTCCAGCAAGACCTTCGGAGATTTGGCCCATGATTTCGGAGATCCTTGCTGGCACCTCCAATCCACCTTCGACGCCACCGCTTATCACCCATTCGCCTTTGGGCGTGTTCTCATCTGGGGGAACGTCTACGAGCATGAATTTGGGTACCGTTCTCAATTCGCCCGACCGGAAAGTCTCGTCTGGGTTAAGGGGTCAATCCTTCCGTTTGAGATGGCTCAAGGGTTGGCGGACGACTATGGCATCCCGCTTGAGGTGATGGAGGCCGCAGAGGCCCGTGCGGCCATGGGGGCTACGTCGGGGGACTATCACAAGAGAATCATGTTGA